CAACATCTGTATCGTTTGCAAACTGGCTGCCGCCCAAGTTTTCTGTACCAATAACACTGTTTTCTCTATCCATAAGACTGGATAAATCATCTTTAATTTTATTAATTCTTGCAGTAAATGCGTTTAATTCGTTTTGTGTGAGTTGTCCGGTTTTTACACGCAACCAGTCAGCACTCAAGTCGCCAAGCAATCCACCATTAAACAGATTTAAATTAAAGTCCTGTCCGTCAAATCCCAGGCATCCACCAATTTGATCTGGAACCATATTGCCTATTTCATTAATCAGTGACTTACCAGCACCTAAAAAACTATCCATTGTTTGTTCTAATACATTGGGGATAGCAATAGGGTCAACTGGTGTAGCACAGAAATTAATCATATTGGCAATCTGGGTAACTTCTGCAAGTGCTTTATTGATACGACCCAATACTTGTTCAATATTGGTATGATCCATAAACTCGTCAAACTTTTCATCTAGATCATTAAGAGCATCCAACAGCTCTTGTTGAATACCGTCTGTGTTTAATATTGCTTTTAAGTTAACACTCAAACATACTTGAATATTGGGAAGTTTTAAACCACGACCTGCCAACAAGTTACAAATGATTTCACGCATCGTAAAATCATATTCACTTTTAACAACAACTTTGGCGCTATCTCCAACCTGTCCTTGAATATCTGTTTTAATGTGGTGTCGTGTATCTAGATATTCATTTACACTTGCAACACCATTGGGGAAATCTGTTGACATTATGCTTGTCCTCTATAATAGTCGTTGATACTGCCTACTGTAATATCGCCGCCATCTGCTGGTCTCCAGCCTGGGTTTGCGTACCATGCTGGACTGCCACGTCTATATGCTACATATGTTTCTGGTCTACTGGCATATGCAGGCGCTGCTTGCATAACACCCAAGTGATTACTGCCGTTATAATCCCAACGACCTAAATATTGATCGTAAACTTCTAATTGTTCAGCGGCACTCATGTTTTGAATTTGTTCTGTTGTGTACCCTAACTCACGTGCAGTGGCAGGCATAAACTGGAACAAACCAGTTGCGCCAGTACTACCGTTTACCGCTGTAGTGTTAAATCCACTTTCTCCTTGTATAATTTGATAAATTTCTTCTCTGGTTAAACCAGGATACTTTGCTATCATTTCATCTAATTTAGCCTGGAATGCGGCATCATTAGCTAATTCATCTGGAGGTACAATATTACTTGGAGCATTTTGATTTGCTCTTACATCTGGTGCTTGTTGTGTTTGTGTGTTGGGTAATGATGTTGTTGATGATGGACTAGTTCCGCCACCACTGCCACCACCAGAACCGCTGTCGGCAGAAGAAGTTGTTGTGGCTGTTTCTGATTCATCGCCATATAGATCCTCTCTAGTGGGATCTTGTTCTTCATTAGTAATGCCTGGCCCTGGTGTACCACCACAAGCAAATACATTATTACTTGCACTACTGGCTTTTGGATTACAATGTGGAGGGATAGGACAAAAACTGTCGCTATTTGCATCGCTTCCCAATAAATTTACCAGAATGCCGTTAACAAAAACAGTTCCGTCATTGTTACTAGCCTGTAAACTTCCGCCACCGTGTGTGTTTGGATCTCCCAATACACTGCATAACAGATTGTTTACGAAAACGTTGCTTTGTCCTCGTACTTGTGTTTCTGCACCACAATTTCTGCTATCGGTATTTCTGTGTACTGGTATCATACAAACTCCTAATAAACATATTTATCAGGCTAGTTTGGCACCGGTTCCTTGCAAGCTCATATCAATTCCAGTTGTTGCTTGTAAATAAACATCAGCAATTGGTTTATGTGCTTTTACCATAGTAACAACGTGTGCTTTATTAAATTTGATATTTGTTTCACTCATAATATCAGCACTTGCAATCCATGGAGCAAGTCCAGGGCCTTGTGGTGTTACCGCCATTGCCAATGGTTTACGTAATTCAATATGCTTATCGTTGTCTTCTTGAAAACTTCCGATAATTTCTTCGCCACTGGCTAATTTTAAAGCGACTACATCGCCCTGTTTTCTTACATCTAATAACATTATAAAGTGTGTCCTGTTCCGTTAAAACCTGTGTTTTCAATATATGAACTTAGTTGCTCATAGCCTCCAATTACCGAACCATTAATAATAATTTGTGGTACAGTACGTGCATTTGGAGCGGCTTCTAAAAGTTCTTCTCTGGTTGTGTCTACGCCTACTACTTTTTCTTGAAAATTTAAGCCGTATGCACTTAGTAAGTGTTTTGCCCTCACACAATAAGGACAATTTGGTTTGCTATATATAATTATTTCACTCATAAACTTAATCCTGCAAATGTGTTTGTGTCAACATCTTTCTTGACACCTCCGATAACATAAGAACTGATCTCTGTTTCCTGTGGTGCAACTTGAACATCAGCGCCACTAATCCATTTTTGTGTCCAGGGAAGTGGGCTAGCTTGTGGTACACTGTAAGGGCTCTTTAGTCCAACCGCTGTCATACGCTTGTTTGCAATCCACTCAACAAAGTCGCTCAGTAGTTTTTCGTTTAAGCCAATCATTGAACCGTCTTTAAACAAGTATCTAGCCCATTCTTTTTCTTGGTCAACTGCGTCCACGAACATCTGAATCATTTCTTGTTCAGTCTCTTTTGCAATTTTAGCATAATCTGGATCATCTTTTGGAAGAATTTTCAGCATGTATTGTGTACTTGCCAAGTGCAAATTCTCATCACGACAAATTAGTTTGATAATTTTAGCATTGCCTTCCATCTTTTTAAGTTCAGCAAATGCCCAACTACATGCAAACGATACATAAAAGCGTACACCTTCCAAGATGTTTACACTCATGATTGTTTTCCACAATGCTTTTTTTAATTCATATTTGTTGACTACAACTTTTTTCCCATTAACAGTATGTGTACCTTCTCCTAGCAGATTGTAATAACCAGCCATTTCGATAAGATCATCATAGTATTTGCTAATATCGTCAGCACAGTCAACAATCTCTTTCAGATCCATCATTTCGTCGAAAACTTTACTTGGATCACTGTAAACGTTGCGAATAATATGTGTGTAACTGCGGCTGTGAATTGTTTCACTAAATGTCCAAGTGATAATCCAGTTTTCCAGTTCTGGAATACTCACAAGACTACCAAATGCTTCAGCGGGCGCACGGCCCTGAACACTATCAAGTAGAATTTGTCTCTTTAAATTTGATGTAAAAATGTGTCTTTCGTGTTCATTTAAGTCTTTAAAATCCTTGGCATCACGAAGAATATCAACTTCTTCAGGTCGCCAAAAGAAACCCAACTGTTTGTCAGTTAACTGATCAAACTTACGGTATTTCAATGTATCATAACGCTGAATATCAACTCCACCTTCAGGATCCAGAAACGCCAGTGCTTCTGTATGATGGCCTTCTTTTTTCGCATTAAATACGCTCATTATCTCTACTCCTTAAATAACACAAGCATCACAGGCATCATCATCAATATCACCTGCCGCTAATTCTTCTGTCTTGTCTTCTGCATTCATGTCAAGTTCGCCTTGTCCATCAAAAGTATTAAAATAATACAATTGTTTGCCACCATATTTGTAGAACATAATAAGGTGCTGTAACATAACACTCATTGGGATTTTTTCATCTTCAAAGAATGTTGGATTATATGTTGTATTTACACTTATACCTTGGTCAATGTATTTTTGTAACACTGCCATAATTTTAAGATATCCCTCAGGACTCTTCTGATCCCACAGTAAATCATACTTGCTTTTCAATCTGTGGATCCCTGGTACAACCTGTTTTAAAACACCATGCTTACTTTGTTTTACACTAACAAAACTTCTAGGGGGTTCGATTCCATTAGTGCTGTTACTGATTTGGGCACTGGTCTCTGCAGGCATCAGAGCCATCAGCGTACTGTTACGGATACCTGTGTCTTGTAATTGCTTGCGTAACTCGTCCCATGGCATACGTTCTTTGTGTGCTACGAGTTCATCCACATCCTTTTTGTAAGTCTGGTTAGGAGTAAGTCCTTGACCATATAGTGTTTCAGGTGTACCAGGGCATGCACCTCGTTCAGCAGCCAGATCAGCACTTGCTTTGATCAAGTAATAACTCCAGGCTTCTGCCCATTCATCAATAAGTTCTAAATCTGGATTCTGATATGTTGTATCATTTTTCGCCAACCAATATGCAAAGTTAATAATGCCAATACCAATTGGACGGCGTTTCATTGTGCTCAGCTCAGCAGCTAGCACTGGGTATTTCTGATAGTCTAAGAGTGCGTCTAAGCCTCGTACAGCAAGTTCACAAGGACGTTTAAACTCTGCTGGTGTGCGTAAATTACCCCAGTTGATGGCACTTAATGTACACAAACTAATTTCTCCATTGGGGTCGTCAATTTGATTTAACGGCTTTGTGGGCAAATTAATTTCACAACACAAGTTACTCTGATGTACTGGTGCAACTGTTTTATCAAATGCACTGTGGTCATTTGCATGATCCACGTTCATTAAATAAACACGGCCTGTGTTTTTACGTTCTTCAATAAACGCACTGAATAAGTCTGCTGCTGGTATTGTCTTTTTGCGTAAGCGTGTATTACGCTCGGCTGTTTCATATAGCTCTTTAAAACGTTCTTGATCAGCGAAAAAGGCATCATACAAACCAGGAACATCACTAGGACTAAACAGTGTAATATCTCCGCCCTGAATAAGACGCTCATACATTAATTTGTTAAATTGTACACCATAATCCAAGTGTCGTACACGGTTATCTTCTGTGCCTTTGTTGTTCTTGAGTACCAACAGGTCTTCTACTTCTAAGTGCCAAATTGGATAATACAATGTTGCGGCACCACCACGTACACCACCTTGACTACAACTTTTAACAGCGGCTTGAAACATTTTATAGAAAGGAATAACACCAGTGTGTGTAGCATCTCCCTTGCGAATAGGGCTACCAATGGCACGGATACTACCTGCACCTACACCAATACCGGCTTTCTGACTTACATATTTTACAATAGCACTACTTGTTGCATTAATACTATCTAGACTGTCGTCTGTTTCAATAAGTACACAACTACTAAACTGACGTTGTGGTGTACGTACACCAGCCATCACTGGAGTAGGTAGACTGATGTCAAAAGTACTCACAGCATCATAGTAGTCCTTGACCCACTTCATGCGCTCGTCACGTGGATAATCGCTAAAGAGAGTAGCAGCAATTAGCATATATGCCATTTGCGGTGTTTCAAAAATTTGCCCAGTTGCACGGTTTTGTACCAAATATTTGCCACGGAATTGTTCCATGCCTACAAAGCTGATATCCTCGTCACGTGCGTGTTTAATATAATTGTTTAATGTATCCCACTCTTCTGGAGTATAATCTTCCAGTAATGCAGGATCATAAAAACCTGCCTCAACATTCTTTTTTACAAGGTCCAAAATATGCCATGGTTTAAAATCTCCGTAAACCATTTTACGGAGATGATAATTGATTAATCTTCCTGCTACCCACTGGTAATTTGGTGTTTCTTCTGTAATAAGATCAGCGGCGCTTTTAATTAATGTTTCCTGAATGTCACTTGATTTGATACCGTTGTAAAATTGAATGTGTGATTTAATTTCTACTTCACTTGGACTTACGCCGCTAATATTTTCACATGCATAAAATACTACCTTGTGAAGTTTTTCAATGTCTAGCGTTTCTTTTTCGCCATTACGCTTAATAACTTGAATATCACTCATCTAATCTTACCTATCTCTCTGTGTTATACTGCTACTTGATGTTTTGTAGCTTCGACAATGTCTTTACAAGCCCAAGATTCCTGTACAGTCAGTTTATCTTGTACTTGGCTCCAGTCAGCAACAGTGCTTATGTTATAGTTCAATAACCACTTATTGTTAATAAGGGTTGTCATGTATATATCTGAATTTTCATGATCATACACTCTTAGTATACGATTTTTTATTTTTTCGTCAATATAAAAAAATGTGTAGCTCATGCCAATTGCAGTGCTAAATTTACAAAAATCCCCCTGATGTAACATCTCCCATACACTGGGCCATGTACGTACATCATAAGGATCAATACTTAAATTATGTAGCGGAGCGAACCTCCACCACTGAAAAATTCTAGTACAAGTATCTTCAATATCACTTGTATTTAGACTTCTTCTAAAATCCCGCCAGTATGCTAATCGCTTCTGAGGGGGCTCAAACCACATGGTTCTAAGTTGGTTTACATTTTCCACAATTCAAACGTGTAATAAACTGTTGCTGTTGAAGTTTCGTTGTTTTGGTATGTTAGTTCAAATACGTTATTAGTTACACTACCATCAAAAGTAATATCCATTGTACTGGTTAACGTATTATACTGATCATCAATATAGTATGTTCCTGCTGTTTCGTCAACTACTATTCTTAAAGATCCTGCTCTTACACCTAATCCTGCACCCAATTTAATACTATAGTTCATGAATACAGTATCATATAATGTGGTATTAAAACTAAAGCCTGTGCTGGTTCCTGCTGTTGCGCTAGCTGCAAGTTCAAATGTAGGCGGAGTTTTGATGTTGTTCTGTACAACAAGTTCGCTATTCCAACGCATAGTAATAACTTCGTTAGAGGCCGGAGGTGTAGCAAACGTGATACTGGTACTTGCTACTGTGTAATCAGTGGCATTTACTTCTGTACCGTCAATGTAGAATCGAGGATTGTACACACTTGTTAATGGATATGCACTACTGGTAGGAATAGTAAAGGTAGTTTCTGTACCATCACCAGTTGCAATAGTCTGTGTACTATTACCAATAAAAATTCTCTGAACATCTAGAGCATATCCTAATTCCCCTTCACTTAAAATAGGAAGGTCTGAAAGGTTACCTCTACGAATTTGAATCTTACTTATTCTTGTATCTGCCATTTTTTTAAATCCTCGCTATATCCATATTTAGCCTTGATCATAGAATTGTTCAACACGCTTGGCCCATTTTTCTTCCCAGTGGGAGAACTCATCTGGACCAATTTCAAACAGTTGCCATTCACAATCACGACTACACATAAAGATAGCTATGTTTTGTATTTCAGTTTCGTATAATGCATTGTGTGCCAAGCCGTAAGCGGCACCTTGCATAAAATAATCGTCAATCCATTCACGCTTTTTAGGCTTGTTGGTTTGTTTAAAATCCATAATTGTGGGTTTGCCTTTGTACATGCCAACCAAGTCAGTTGTACCAGCATACAAACCAGGATAATATAAATTTACTTCACTTCCCCAGATTTCGTTTAAATCTGGTTCTATATTCTTTTTAATGGTATCTGCCATTAACCGACTTTGTGCTGTGCTTTCGCCAGTGTACTCCTGGTTAAGCACCCATGCCTCTAATATTGCATGCATGTAAGTACCAGTGTTGGCAGCTTCTGTAACAATCTTTTGTGCTTGTTCTTCACCCACACGCTTTTTCCAGTTTGCAAGTGCAATACGTTTTTCACGTGGCTTGGTTTTGTCAAGAATAGTTGTGACAGATGGAAGAGCGCCTGTCTCTGTATCGTACAGACGCTTGCCATTTATTTGTTTACGTTGAATTTCTGTGTATGGGTATCTATTATTAATTTTTAACATTCTATCAGTATAGCACCTAAATTACAGAATGTCTAGTAAAAAATTACCAATAAATTACCCACTGGAAAGTACTATTTGTCAGTGTATTTTTCTGCTGAATGATATTGTAGCCCAGGTTTTTAAAGTATTTGATAACCTGTGTCATTTCATCATCATACTTGCGGTTAGTAACTCCGCCAGTCCATACATTATAATATGTAACACTATCTGGGTTAGTTGGGCTAACAGTTGTTGGTGCTAGTCCCAATGCTGTATTAGCAGTTCCTGCACCAATTGTTAAACTCCAGTTGCTTGGAGTGTGTGTATAACTTAGCACAAGATTGTTTGATGCATCTTTACTGGCAACCAGTCCTGTTACACCGGCATCATTGATATCTGCAATAATGGCATTTATAGATGTGCCTGTGGTTCCCAATACAATTGTAGCACCTGCAATAATTAATGTATCACCAACAATTACCGTAGGATTACTTACAGTACCAGTAACCTGACTTGTTGGCGTTGCACTGGTCATTCCAGTATTGCTTATAGTAATATCATATGCACCATTGTCACTTGCAACAATTATCTGACGCATTATGCTGTGGACCTCGTCAAAAATAGTTAAGTTATTTCTGCCGTGTATTCTTGCTTCTGTACTGTTTAAATAAAATGTCATAATCCTAGGTCCTTTTTAGCATGTTTCTGTGCTAGCGTATCCAGGCGCTTGCCTTCTTTACTGCGTGTTTCAGCATCAGCAGATCTGGTTACGTCATTAGAGCGTATATTAATAGTTTGGCTAGTAGCATTTGCAACTATGGGAAGTAATTCAAGAGTTTTGAAAATACTGTTTTTGGTTACACTAAAACCTTGTGCTTGGAGATCAATAATTAGCTGGTCAGTGTCAATTTGATCAATACCCTCAGCATTAATTGCTGTTAGGATACTAACAATAGCACTTCTTAACTCTGATTCATAATCTTCAAATAGTTGCTTGTATCTCATTACTTGCCTGCACGAAACTTTGCTAGTGCTTCCTCTAGATCGCCACGGCTTACTTCGCCATTTTCATTTACTTTAGTTTGTAAATCTTCCAACATTGCATCAAATGCGTCTGTGCTTTCTGCTTTTAGTTCACGGCCTTCTGGCTCACCATCAGCATCTGCGGCTGCATCGTCACCTGTAAAACTGTCATCATCTGGTGCATCAGCGTCCATGCCGTCCATGTCTACTTCCATATCCATGTCGCCACCGCCCATTTCCATATCAGCTGCTGGTGCCTGACCTTGTGCCGCTAGAATTGCATTTTCAACACCATCTTTTGCACTCTTGAGGCTGTCTAGTAGACCTGCTAGTGCGCTATCAACTGCATTGTTAAATGCTTCTGCTTGTTCCATACCTAGCTCTGCTTTCATTGCATCAACTAGTGGAATAAGATCTTGTACTTGCATTTCTGCTGTATCTTCGATCATCTTTTGTAGTGTATCATTGATTTCCTGTGCCGCAATAATAACTTTTGCTTGCTCAACTGCTTCTTCGTCTGCAGCTTCAGTAACTACCGCTGTTAACTCTGTTTGTACAGGAGCAGGTGTCCATAGTTTAAGACCTTCTGCAATCATGTGTAAACGAGTATACTCTTTGGCATCCTCAGTTACTTTCATTTTATCTGTTGTACTTTTGATGATGCCGGCAACTTTGTCTGCATCCATAGCACTCATATCCAATTCGTATCCGTAATTCTCTTCAAGATACTTTTGGATTTTACTGAACTTTTGTTCTTGTGTATCTAAATCTTGTAAAAACATTTTTTGATCTCCGTTTTCATTATATTGTATTTATAGGGTTTTTAATATACGAGCTTTGGAGTCTTTTACTCTAGCCATAGCATTACTATACTTGGCCTCATAAACATCTCTTTTAACCATGTTACTTGTATTTTTTAGCCTATGTTTGTAACCGTATGCTTCTAGCAAATTACGGTCGTATTCTTCGTCTAATTTTGCAATGTCGTTACATTTGTTTATATTTTTTTGAGTAATTAGTTTTTTTAAAATACTAATTGCACTTTCAAACATTGCAATTTCTTTGTATAAAACATCGTTATATTCGTTGTCAACGATATTATAATAATTTTTTTCTAGTCCGTTTATGTTAAATTTTTCAATAACTATTTCATAATCGCCGGCTTTAACACCCGTAGGAGTTCTAACTATATCTAATGCAAGTGCAACTTCAGCATTTGTCTTGCTTTTTTCTACCAAGTCCTTGGCACTAAAGTCTGTTACACGATTGAATTTTTCTACGAGTATATTATCGATTTTCATGACACCACCTTGTTGACATTTCTAGTATAAAAAGTTTTGCCTTCTCTTACATGTAAATTTAAAATACCTTTTTTACATAGTTGTTTGGCAACCCATCGTTCACGCTCATTGAGGTCTGCTTTGTATACACGATCTTCTGCATGTGTGTCTAACCACTTGCCTTCCTGAAGTGTTACAAATGTCTCAATTCCGCCGCTAACTGTAAACGTTCTCATTTTAAGCCCGCCTTCTTTTTTAGCGCATCAATTTCTGCTTGTCTATCTGCAATTTCTTTTTCTGCTTCAGCATCATTATCAGGTGTTTCAGGATCTTCTTTATCATCTTGACCAATGCTTGCAACACCGCCGGTTGCAACTTTATTACCGCCAGCAACTGGTTTAGTTGTAGTGGTTGTACGTCCACCGCCACCTGTTTTTTGTGCCAGTGGGCGTTGGCTTGCTTGACTTTTGAGATTGTTTCCTCTGTTAGGTAAACTATATTCAGTAACTTCTATATAATCACCCAACATGTCCATGATTGTATCAGCATCATTATCGTCAATAGCTGTGTCTAGTTTTAGCATATCGCTAAGTGCAAGAGTATCGATAATTTCTCTTGCCTTGTCGTCTGTTAAGTTCATGTCAAACATGTCTTTCATCATTGCACTTAGTGCAAGATGCATTTGGTGTCCGTATTTTTCTAAACCTTCAAATAATTTCATTTCTTATTCAACTTCTGTACCATTCTGCTGGCTGGATTAAACTTTTTAGTTCTCTTAGCCTTGCGGGCCATTCGGGCACCTTTAATTGCTTTAGTTCTTTTCAATGTAAAACGTTTTTTTAGATCAATCGGTGCGCTACACTGTGTTGGATTACTCACAACACGGCCTGCACGTTTACCCACTGTACAGCGAAACTTGCGTGTAAGTTGCTTGCCTTTGCGAGCCCACACTAGTTTTGCCTCTACAACAGGATCGTCTAATAATTCTGTTAAATGCATAGAAAATAACTCCTTGTAGATATTTATCTTTTTAAGGTGATGAAGGAGTTTACATGAACGCAACTAGGACAACTACAATAGTTCCTAATAGTCCACTGATGATTGTGCCAGCAGTAGCCAACAGCATTTTGTTAGCACTCTGGTGTTGCTTGATACTTTCAGCTCGCATTTCAGCGACATCTTTACTGAGACGGTCAAGACCATCCCCGATACGGTTTACTTTTTCTTCCAAAACTCTATACCTCTCTTCACAGAGATCGACATGAGCTTCTAGGTTTTGTCTTTCCAATACGGACATTTATCTCGTTACCTACTTTTCCATACAGTTATTACTGATGCGTTAATAGTGAGTCTTGTGCCTTGGTTTATGAGCCTAGTTTATGTGCCAATGTGTATGGAACACTTAATGCTCCATACTTTTATTTATTATACACCAGTTTAAAATTAAATTACCTTATAAATTGTCGTTACGTACAAAATATAAATTTTTATTTGCTGGATCAGATGTGTTAAAGGCATTACTTGCCAATGTTGCAGTGTCATCCAATCCAGTTGTTACTGCTACACCATCACAATCCTGTACTAAATGATATGTATCGTCACCTGCCCGTGCCCAAGCACCTTTATATTCAGTAGCAAATTTTACAATCCAAATAGTTTGTGTTCCGGCAAAACCACTACCAAAACTATAGTCTGTCATATCCTGAGTTTCACGCTTTAACACACTGCTGACAATTGGCTGAGCTCGTAGTCCAGTCAATTGCAACAATACATTTAAGTTTTGTGACTGATTATAACCCTTGGTATCTGGGTTATTGGGGTCTGTGATACCGCTGTCTGTACAATCTACCAGAGTGTAAGCGGTGAAGTATTCAATATCGCCTGTTAAATGTTCTCCAGGTCTTCCAGTGCCATGAATTTGAGTTGGCATCTCGATCTCCTTTTTTATTTTGCTAGCCAGCGGCCAAATGCTTCTCCACTTTTATAACCAGCATAAGCGCCTGCACCCATAGCAACGGCAGCCGCCGCGGTTTTTGCAGTTACACTTCTTGGCTTTTCAGCATTGTTTGCATTACGTATTTCTAGTTTTCTAGTTCTAGCTAAGTCTTTTAAGAAACCAAATAATTCACTTCTACGGGCATGTGTTCTGTAAAACTGTAGTAGTCTTGTTACAACAAGTGCTCGCTGTGTTTCATTAAGTTTGGGCCAATCTTGTGCAAGACGTCTTGCACTACGATAACCACTAGTAGTAATCTGAAATTTGCGTTCTGCATCCTGTAATGTCATTCTAGCAACACTTGATGTTAACTGATTCATTTTCATCATGTTTAAGAATGATTTAATTTTAACTTCTGGGAAGTTAACTTTACCCAAGAACGCATCATCACTACGACTACCAGTTAAGTTGTCTGCACTGCCACTTGATAGTAAATGTAGTGTCATATACAAGTCTGTACCATTTTGACGGTAACCTTTAAAGTTACTGTACATCATAGTACGCTGTGCATACTTGATAGCAACAACACTGAACGCATATTCGTTATACAAAATCCAAAGAGTCATTAAATCAACAAAAGCATGATCTGCAATTTCTCTTGCAGTATGATTTTGTACTTGCTGCCGTGTACGATACTCTCGGCTTTCATTTAGATCTTTTACAAAACTAAATTTTCCTTCACGTGGAGTAATAGCGTGACCGCCCTCCATTGTTGCCCATTCAGTTGCTGTATACTTTTTTGGTTCCATACTAATATTTATCCATTACTTGACTTTGTTCAAATTTGCGGCACTAAAGCCACTGCGGTTAACTAATTTAGCGTCACCGTTGCCAATAACATAACCTTCGCCACCACGTTCACCATCAGTGTATGCTTCTACATCAGCATCCTGACTGTCTAGCTGTTGGATAACATCATTTTTTGCTTTCATGATTGCGGTTACTAGATCCCACATACCCTGGAATGCAACTGCTTCACTGCCAATATGTTGTTTAATACGTTCTTGTTTAACACCACTTACTTTACTTCCACTTAACCAGTCAACAAACTCTTTTGCAAGATTGTCTAAACTACGTGTTCTAGTTTTAAAGTTCATATAAGTGTAAAAAATATTTGATAAATCTGATAGTTTTAATGCTGTAAGTGTATTTGGATCAATGATTTTATCTATGTTTGCGCCATGCTTGTTAAGTAAACTTTCTGCTTGTGAAAAAATACTTTTGTCGATTTTAGGCGGCTGTTGTGCTGTTACTGGTGGCATTACCAATAATGAGCCTTCATTTAGCATACTGGCATCTGCACGTTGTCTTGCACCTTTAAGATCCAAATAAAAGTGTACAACAACACCAGCAGTACTACGTGCAATACGTTTACCAATATCGCTGTCTGTTTTTACACGATAAACTACCATTTGTGGTTTGAATACAAAGTCACCATCATCAACTTGTGGTGTAGTATAATATAATAAATCGCCCCACATATATCCACGGAAGTTTTCTGGTACTGCACTTTCAAATACTTTAAAAACGTTGCCCATGTTTTGAATAAATGCCTGACGTTTTTCGTCTGGTGCTTCTTTACCACGATTGCCCAACATGTTCATAAGAGCTTCAGGACTCTTGGTCATACCGTCATAACTTTTACTACTAAAGCCTGCTTTGTCTGTAAGAATAAATTCTCCACGCTCGTTGCGACCAAAAATTACTGCTGGCGAACCGTCCCACTTTACAGTAATTGCATTTGGGTTGCTTTCAATATGCTCTAGTGTGTCTAATGCTTTACGTGCGCCTTTACTGCCGCCAAACAACACCATATCTTCCAAGTGTTGGATACGTGCTTCTGCTTTTTCCATTACAGGTTGTTTTGCTTCAGTTAATAAATCACGAAATCTCATCTGGTATACCCATCTTTTGTATTACATCATTACGCTTAAAATCATCAATGATTTTTGCTACTAGTTCTTTACTATAATTTTTTTGTACGGCTGTCAATAGTGTTTCAAAACTATCCATATCAGAAGGACTGTCTAACTGTAGTTTTTTAGCAATCTCCGCATCATCATAGTATGGACCATCAATTACTTCATTGTTGTTTTTCTTGGTATAACCTTCGCCGTTCTTTTTAGCAACAGGTGTACGACGAACACGTACTAGTCCATTTGAACTCCACATCCAGCGTTCCATTTCCATTGGACGACCATCCTCAGTTTTCTCATCACTTGCAACCACGTTTAATCTGCCCGCAATACTGGCAATCATGATGTTACGATAAACACCTTTATACTTGCTGTCTTTTTCATGTGGTGAATGGTAATATGTTTTCATCCATTTTGGATCGCCAGGCATAAAATCTACCTGTACAAATCCAGTACGTCCTTCAGGAACGCCCTTGTCTTCTCCTGTACGTGGATCAATATAAGTGCGTTTGGGATCATAATTTTGGATTTTAATTTTAGTGATGAATACACTGGTTTTTGCATAATATAAAATTAACGGATGGTTTTTTAATTTCTCACCAAACTCCGTTATTTTTTCTGGGGGAATATCAATTGCAACATCAATGTCACCACTAAACTGTTTTTTGCCAACACTGCCAAGTGCCTGCTTGTACAGGTCAACACCCAGCTCTTTGGAAAGCGGTTTTAGTGTGGCTTCTAGTTCTTCAATATGAATTGGTCCAACACCCGGTGCTGAACCACTTTCTCTTAGATCGCGACCTTTTTTTCTTGGAATACGTGGACCACGATGTTTTCTGTTATAAGGGTTTACGCCCAGAATGTCTTTTACTTTCATTCGCTTTCCTAATACCTCTAGTAAATTTGTTCGGGTCCTGTGTTCTAATACTATTAATCAAACGCTTAATAAGATCGTTGCTGGTTTCATCGTCATAAGTTTCCATAATCAGACTGATTAAATTACTTGCACTAGCAATAACATTACTCGCAGTATTTTCTACTAAATATTTACGATCATGTGCATCACTGATACTATTAATTTCGTCCAGGATAGATCTTGTACGTTTTTTCATTGCAATCTTGCCCTTTTGTTAGTGGTATTTAGCTTAAAATGATAATTAGTTATGAAGGAGAAAGAAATGTCTAAAAGCGCAGAAGAAATTCGTCTAATCATTGATAGACTCCATGAATTACAAGAAGACGATAGCATGGACAACGCACAGTTGAGCAAATTAGTTATACTGGCCAAGGATGGTTTGGTGCCAGAAGAAGATGTTCGACTTGTGAGGCAGGCAATGGTGACTATGGGCGCAGGAAGAATACCAACTCCTAACCAAAGAACAGTGTTGTTGAATATGCTGGGTACCCTCACTGATTTAATTACTAGTGACATGAGCATATATCAACGCTTTAGAACTAAAATGAAAGACACAGGAGATCAAGAAAACACCTCAGACGAAAAATAATTAATCTGCACGTTTGAGAATACTACGTAATTTATCTGTATTCTGCACAGCAGACTCTACAATATTATTTGTTTGACTTATACCAACAGCTTGTTTGGTTTCACTCTGCCGTTTTAGTTTATCATATATTGCACTTGTACCAGTGCTTGTATCATCTAATTCATCTTCATCTAAATCAGTAATACGTAAACTGTTAATGTCAAAGTTTAAGTCTAGCTTTTGACCAACACCGCTACTACTACGTGTTTTCATAAACTGTATTTGTGCTCTACCACGCTCACGCATTGCACGGCTTGTAAAGATACCCACAACATTATCAGCAGTATTAATTTTACTAATACCACCACTGATGTGACTGTGATCAAATTCCACTTCATCAACACTACTACGATTCAACTGACTTGCTGTAACAAACAATATGTTCTGTTCAATTGCAAAGTTACGTAGTTCTTCACTCACATATTTGTCTTTAATAAACAAGTCACTTGCTGAAATCTTTTTACCTGCTGGCGACATCAAATCCAAGTAGTCAACACATATTGCATCAACAGTTACATTGTGTTGTATCTGATATTCTTTCAAATATGCTTTCAAGTCATTTACATTACAACCATTGGGCAATTGTACAACTTGTAGTTTACCTGCTTTTTTACTTGTCATACGTAGTTTAAGATCCACATCTTCCATATTCTTAAACAAGTCACGTGTTGAATATCCTGTAAGCATACTATCCATACGCATACTACACAGCTCTTCACTAAGTTCTAAACTTACATAAACAACATTAAATCCTGCCAATACCCAGTTTAGTGCAAGGTTTTGCATAAACAAACTCTTACCAGATCCTGATCCACCTGCAAAAATGTTCAGTTCACCACGGTTAAATCCACCATACAAAAACTTATCAAATGTTTTCCAGCCTGTGCTTGTTCCGCCTTTTTGTTCTTTAATAATTTGTAGTCTCGCCGCTGGATCCAACCAGTAGTCTGTACCCAAGTCTTTTGCAAGTCCAATTTGTACAGCGTCTTTAATCATCTTTTCTACACTGCCAAACTCGCCTTTTTCCAGTTTGTCAGTACTTGCTAAGATCGCCTTCTCCAAGCCTTTGTGTCTGCAAAACTTTTCAAATTCATCTAAAAACCAATCCTGATGTGCCGCTGTATTATCACGCAAATCTTGTAGCTCTACATTACCCTTGACTTTCATTTGTTCAAGTGTGGGCATTGCACCGTAATTCTCAACATGCTCTTGCATAAATCGCACTGCACTACGCAAACTGCGATCAAAATAATCTGCATTCAAGATAGCATTACAGCGAACAAACAATTCTCTATCCGCTTGCAAAAACTCCAGATACAGTTTTTGTAATTCTAAGTTGTAGTCTTCTGCCATTGACTAACTTTCACTCCACACTTTTCTAAAAATTCCACACCTTCTTTATAACGATATGATTCAGCATAATATACTTCACTGATGCCACTCTGATAAATCAGTTTAGCACAATCCATACAAGGCTGATGTGTTATAAACATTATAGCATCTTTACCGCTTTCAGTCGAGCCGGCAAGTTTACTTATTGCATTTGTTTCTGCATGTAAAACTTCTGGCTTTGTAACAAGATGCGCAACATTATCTTTAATAACTATATCTTCACAAACATTATCCCAACCACTGGGCATACCATTATAACCGATACTAATAATACGATCATTTTTTACAACAATTGCACCCACATGTAATCGTTGAGCACTGCTGAGTTCAGCAAACCTATATGCTACATCCATGTAGGCATCAATAAATTTTTCTTTCAATTTACGATCCCCTTTAATTTCATTTCTATATAATGATCCAGTGTATAATAATTTGTATATAACACACGTTGTGTTGGTCCTGTATTAACAAACTTTTCAATAATTACATATGATTTAAACCATAACATCATGCCATCATCCATGCGGCGCGGTAACCATGCAAATCTTTCTGTAATTCTTCGTTCTATATCCATATGGG